CAGTAAACGGAACAACAACAACAGTTAACTCTACAACAGTAGAAATTGATGACCCTGTATTTGAAATCGGTGAAGGAACTTCAGACGATAACTTAGACAGAGGTATCAAATTCAACTGGCACAATGGTTCAGCTGCTAAAGTTGGTTTCTTTGGTTTAGACGATTCAACTGGTAAATTCACATTTATCCAAGATGCAACAGACACATCTTCAGTCTTCTCAGGAAGTGCTGGTAATGTAGCATTTGGTGGAATAGAAGGTACTGGTCTTGCATTAAGTGGTTCAATTACATCTATCGATGGTGCAGCTCCAACAGCTGGACAGTTAATGGTTGGTAATGGTACTAACGGAGATATGGAACTTGCAACTTTAACTGCTGGTGAAGGTATTGACGTAACTAATGCAGATGGTGCTATCACTATTGCTTCTGAAGTCGGTACTGCTTCTAACCTAGGTGCTGTTATTATTGCAGCTGCTGAAGGTATGGACGTATCTTACTCAGGTGGAACTGCAACAATTAGTGCTGAAGACGCAACTGATTCAAACAAAGGTATCGCAAGTTTTGCTTCTGCAAACTTTACAGTATCTAGTGGTGCAGTTACAGTCACTGGTATTGACGGCGGAACATTTTAATAACGTTTAATACTAGGAGACCATAATGGCAACAGTAATTAATTTTAAAAGAAGTTCGACTCAGAATTCAGTCCCAGCTACATCCGATTTATCATTGGGTGAAGTTGCGATTAATACCTATCATGGTAGAATGTATACTGAGAAGAATGACGGGTCAGCATCGATTACAGAAATCGGTTCTAATCCTGCTTCTTTAACTGTTAATGATGCTTTTAGTTTTCCTACATCAGATGGTAGTTCTAATCAGATTTTGCAGACAAATGGAAGTGGAACAGTATCTTGGGCTTCACAAGCTAGTTCAGGTATTGTAATATTCACATATTCTATTGGGTCTACAACAACTACAGTAACTGGGAATGACGATAGTTCAAACTCATTATTGTATAGTGCTGGTACAGAACAGGTATTCTTGAATGGTGTTAAGTTGATAGATGGTGGAACCGATTATACGGCCACTAACTCAACTACAATTACACTTGAAGAGAATGCATTATCAGGTGATGTCATCGAAGTAGTAGCAATAACAGCTGCAGCTAACCTTGTTCAAGGTTACTATACTGCAAGTAGTTATTCTGCAACGACAGCTGACCAAGTATTATCATCTAATGCAATTGCAAACAAAGGCATTAAGTACGTTCTTAACGCAACTCATGCCTCAGCAGGCACACACGCTGCAGAGGTTTTATTAATTAATGATGGTTCTAGTGCATACTTCGTTCAATACGGAGATGTGTACTCTAATTCATCGTTGTTCAGTTTGACTGCTGATGTTGATTCAGGAAATATGAGACTTCTCGTAACTCCTGCCAACACCAACACGACAATTGATACGTTCCAAATTAGACATTCTTAAGGGGGATTGAACTATGGCAAAATCAAATGCATTTAAAATAGCAGAATTAATCCGTGTCTTTCAGTACAACACTGTATCTGATGAGATTGAAACTGAGAAAAGTACTAAGGACAAGAACAAAAAACGTGGTGACTCTACTACGACTGCAACTACAGAGTTCAGTCTAGACACATTTGCGAAAGCAGATTTTAGAGCTGCACGTTACGTTGTTGCAATGTCTAAAGGAAGTGATTTTCATTCTACTGAAGTTATGTTAGTTCATGATGGAAGTGCAGTGACACTTACTCAATACGGAACATTAAAGAGTGCTGCTTTAGCAACATTTGACGCAGATATTAGTGGGAGTGACCTCAGATTGAGATGCACACCTGCCAGTGCTACGTCAACTACAATTAAATTCGAGAGAGTTGTTGTAGATGCTTAACAGTTAAAAGACAATAATCTTTTAAGGGGACTTTCGAGTCCCCTTTTTTTTATCAGTATCATTTTTGTTATAAATAGATATATGGGTACACAATCTAAATTTTTTGCAGACGTAGGTCTACAGACATCGGGAAGCACTACTATTGGTGGTAACCTATCTGTAGATGGTAATCTAACTGTAAGTGGAACTAGCATGACTGTTAATTCTACTACAACATCCATTACAGACTCTATGATGGAACTTGCAAATGGAAACACTGCAAGTGATTTACTTGATATAGGTTTCTATGGAAATTATGACGATGGGTTATCCGATGGTGCATCAGAGTATACTGGATTCTTTAGAGATGCATCAGACTCAACATGGAAGTTATTTGATGGATTAGAAGTAGAACCTTCATCTACAGTTAATGTAGGTGGAACTGGTTATACACTTGCAGACATGCAAGTAGGAGACTTAACTGCAACTACTTTGACTGCAACTAATGGTCTTACAGGGTCTTCTATAACTTATCCTACATCAGATGGAACAAGTGGTCAAGCTATCATTACAGATGGTAGTGGTAATTTATCCTTCTCTACAGTTAGTGGTGGTTTAGATGGTGGAAGTGTTACAACTACTTCTACAAGTGCAACTAACTTAGACACATTTGCACTTAACACAACAAGAAGTGGTAAATATGAAGTATCCGTATCGGATTCAACAAGTGGAGATTATCAGTTTACAGAACTATCGGTAATACATGATGGAACTTCAGCATTTATTTCACAATACGGAACTGTACTAACAGGAAGTAGTGAACTTGCAACGTTTAGTGTAGACATTAACATAAATACATTCAGAATTAGAGTCACTTCAGCTTCTACTAATAGCACTGTATATAAATTTAAAAAGATTTTAGTAGATGTCTAAAAAACCCCACTCGTGAGGAGTGTGGTTCTATAAATACAAGTATAAAATTCAGTAAATTAACATTTACACATAGGACACAGCAATGGCAACACAAAATACATTCGTAATTGAGTATGGTTTAACAGTTGGTTCTACAGAGGTCATTTCATCAGCAGGTAAATTAGCTGCTACTGCAATATCTTTGTTGACAACTGATAATTTAGCAGAAGGTTCATCAAACCAATATTTCACATCTTCACTATTCAATTCATCATTTGACACTAGATTGTCAAATGCAACTATTGACGGAGGCACCATCTAATGACTGCTAAAAACTTTAACATAAAAAATGGTCTATCCGTTGCTGGAACAGAGGTTATTACTTCTGCTGGTGCAATCGCAGGTGGAGCAGTAAACGAAGCAGTTGACGATAGAGTCAATTCACTATTAACAGCAGGTGCTGGTATTGGATTATCATATGACGATAGTGCTGGAACACTTACAATTACAGGTAATGTTGGTGATATCACTGGTGTTAACGCAGGTGCTGGTTTAACAGGTACTGCAACTTCAGGTGATGCAACATTAAACGTTGGTGCTGGAACAGGTATTACAGTTAATGCAGATGACATTGCAATCGACCTTAAAGATGAAGATGACATGTTATCAGACAGTGCATCTCACGCTGCATCACAGCAGTCTATCAAAGCATACGTTGATGCAAGTATCTTAACAAAAGATAATACAGACGAGATTACAGAAGGAAGTTCAAACCTCTACTTTACTGCAGAAAGAGTTGCAGATACAGTTGGTGGAATGGTTGGTTCAAATACAGAAACAGGAATTACAGTCTCATATGACGATAGTGATAACACTTTAGACTTTGTAGTTGGAACACTTAACCAAAATACAACAGGTAGTGCAGCTACTTTAACTACTCCAAGAACTATTTCAGGTACTGCATTTGATGGTTCTGCAGACATTACTTTAACGACTGCTGGAATTACAGAAAACACAAACCTATACTTCACAAACGAAAGAGTTGACGACAGAGTTAATTCTTTAATTGTTGCTGGAACAGGACTTACATCTACATATGATGACAGTGCTGGAACACTTACACTTAACGGACAAGTTGGTGATGTGACTAGTGTAGTTGCTGGTGCTGGTTTAACAGGTGGTGGAACTTCAGGTGACGTTACTTTAGACCTAGATGCGACAGTAGCAGGTGACGGACTTGCACACTCAAGTGGTGTTCTTTCCGTAACAGTAGATGACAGTTCAATCGAAACAGATTCAGACACATTAAGAGTAAAAGCAAGTGGTGTTACTAATGCCATGTTAGCAGGTTCTATTGCAAACAGTAAACTTGCAAATGATAGTGTAACAGTTAACTCACAAGAAGTTGACTTAGGTTCTTCTATCACATTAACGACTGCAAATGTCGGTGAGAATACAAACCTTTACTATACAGACGAAAGAGTTGACGATAGAGTTAATGCATTATTGGTTGCTGGTACTAACATAACAACATCATATGATGACAGTGCTGGAACATACACAATTAACTCTTCAGGTAAAACACAAGAAGAAATAGAAGACATCGTAAACGGATTAGTAGTTGGTGGAACAAACATCACTTCTACATATGATGACGCTGCTGGAACACTTACACTTGCTGGATTATCAGACAGTGCTATCCAAGGTAAAATTACTGTAACGGATGCTGGTGGAGATGGTTCACTTGCATACAGTGGTGGAACAATTACATATACTGGCCCTAGTGCATCTGAGACAAGAGCTCATTTAAGTGCTGGAACTGGTGTAACATATTCAGGTGGTGCATTTAGTATTGGTCAGGCAGTTGCAACTTCAAGTAACGTAACGTTTGCAGACTTAGTAGTAAGTGGTAACCTAACAGTTAATGGTGCTACTTCAACAGTAAGTTCTACTAATACAACAATGACCGACTCATTAATTGAGTTAGGAAATGGAACTACTGGTTCTCCAGCTGGAGACGCAGGTATAGTCATTGAAAGAGGTGATGAAAGTAACGTGTTTATGGGTTGGGACGACAGTGCATCAAGTTTTGCATTCGGAACAACTACTGCAACAGGTGCTTCAACTGGTGCATTAACAGTGACACCAGCAGCGGTATCCACGGGTGCATTGACAATAACAAATGCATCTAATAGTGGTGGAACTGCAAGAAATGTTTACCAATCAACATCAGCTCCTACGAGTGGTGATGGTGCGGTTGGTGATTTATGGGTACTTTACTCCTAATATAGGGGTTTAGTATCTCAATAAATAACAATAATTAATGGAATAAAGTAAATGGCATCAGGTTCACAAAAAGTAAAAACACCAACAGGTTGGAATTCAACCCAAGGTGCATGGGTAAAGACAGGTTCTTCCACATGGAAAGCAGTCGACCAAATTTATGTTAAAACACCTACAGGGTGGAATGATGCATCAGGTCAAGAATTAACTCAAATACCTTATCCGTATATTGCAAATGCACAAGAACCAAACATAAGGTCAGCACAACAACCTTATCCATATATTGCAAGTGGACAAGAACCAAACATAAGGGATGCACAACAACCATACCCTTACATTGCAAATAATCAGCAACCAAACATAAGGGATGCACAACAACCTTATCCTTATATAGCGAACGCAAGACAACCTTCTACATATCAACATAGAAGTCCATTTACTTACAGAAACCCAAGTAATGCAAGACAACCTAGTACGTATCAACATAGAAGTCCATTTACGTATGCAAGACAAGGTCAAACACCTTTCACATATCAATATAGAAGTCCATTTACGTATGCTAGACAAGGTCAAACACCATTTACGTATAACTATAGGTCACCTAGTACGTATGCAAGACAGGGTCAAACACCATTTACGTATAACTATAGGTCACCTAGTACGTATGCAAGACAGGGTCAAACACCTTTCACATACCAGTATAGAAGTCCTTTTACATATGCAAGACAGGGTCAAACACCATTTACGTATAACTATAGGTCTCCGTTCACTTACAGGAACCCTGTATCTGCACAAGAACCTAATATTAGGTCAGCACAGCAACCAAACATAAGGGCAGGACAACAACCTACTATTAAGAATGCACAACAACCTAATATAAGAGCAGGACAAGAACCAAATATTAGGAATGCAAGACAACCAAATAACGCACAGAATCCATTTACGTTCCAAAACCCGTTTACATTCAATGCAAGACAACCAAACAATGCAAGACAACCAAACAATGCAAGACAACCGAATAATGCAAGACAACCAAACAGTGCAAGAAGTCCGAGTATTGCTCAACAACCAGGCGCATATATCGCGTACTTCCAACAATCGTATTTCTTCACTTTCCAGAGTCCAAGTAGTTACCCTGGCGGAGAGGAACCTTAAGGAGTAAATTATGCCAATTGGATTTAGAGTTATACCATATCACGCAAGCGGAAGGACTTCTATTAATGTACAGACGCCGTTCACTTTTCAAGCACCTTTTACGTTTCAGAACCCATTTACGTTTCAGGCACCTTTTACGTTTCAGAACCCGTTCATTGCACAAGCAAGACAACCGAATAATGCAAGACAGCCTTTTACGTTTCAGAACCCATTTACGTACAATCATAGAAGTCCTTATACGTACCAACATAGAAGTCCTTTTACGTACAATCATAGAAGTCCTTTTACGTACCAACATAGAAGTCCTTTTACGTATCAACATAGGTCACCATTTACGTACAGGAACCCTGTATCTGCAAGAGAACCAAACATAAGGTCAGCACAACAACCTTATCCGTATATTGCATCTGCACAAGAACCTAATATAAGGTCGGCACAACAACCTTATCCGTATATTGCTAACAATCAACAACCTACGATTAAGAATGCACAACAACCTTATCCGTATATTGCTAACAATCAACAACCTAATATAAGGAATGCTCAACAACCTTATCCGTATATTGCAAATGCACAAGAACCTAATATAAGGAATGCTCAACAACCTTATCCGTATATTGCTAATGCACAAGAACCTAATATTAGAAACAATCAAGCACCATTTACATACCAAAACCCTGTAAATGGACAAGAACCTAATATTAGAAACGCTCAGACTCCGTTTACGTATCAAAGAACTGGTCAAACACCATTTACTTACCAGTATAGAAGTCCTTCTACTTATGCAAGACAGGGTCAGACTCCGTTTACGTATCAACATAGAAGTCCTTTTACGTATGCTAGACAAGGTCAAACACCATTTACATATAGTCATAGAAGTCCGTTTACGTATGCTAGACAAGGTCAAACACCTGAAGCAAGATGGGATGGAGTGGTATCACAACAGTGGCCTGCAACACCTATTAGTGGATAGTACTAAAGTAAAAGAAAGAAGAGGGACTATGTCCCTTTTTTTTCGTCCTAAATATATGCATGGAACATATTGAATCATTAGAAGACCTAAAACAGGTAGTAAAACCAAATCAAAACTATAGGGAAAAATCTTTCCATATTGGTAATTTCGATTTAAAAAGAGAAAAGACTGAAAAAGAAGAAGAGACTTTAAGTATGTTAGAGTATCTTTTTAATGAAATATGTCCACCATTAAAATATTTCACTTGGGGTGATTTTTTAGAACAGAGAAAGAAAGACAAATTTACGGGTTTCAATGGTTTACAGAACCAATCTTCTACCTACCACTACTTCTTACCACATGGTTATACTGCAGAGGTAAGACCCGAAAAGGTGACAAGAGGTCATGCTGGTATGGATATGAAGAATTTAGAAGACTATATTGATATTAGAGACATTGCAAATTGGGAAGTTATTGAAGGTGGAAAGGATAAAGACCATCCACATGCATATGAAAGTCTTTCCTCAATGTATTACCATAGTGCAAAAGCACATTGGATTATACAAGACATCCAAAAGAATGGACTAATACATCCTATTCAAGGTATAACAAAGGAAAGTGGAGACAAGTTTGGATTTGCAATTCATCCAGGCTCCGTTCGTTCAGGATGTTTTGAAGAGATGGAAGACCCATCTATGGAAGTAATGATATGGGACAAACATGATGTCATTACTGGTATTGAACCAATGACATTAAATGATGCACTTGAGTTTTGGAAAAATAGATTAGAAGAACAGGATGCAGATGTATACAACGTATCCTTTATGTTCAATGAAGGTCATTTAGAGTTCCAACACGACCTATCTAATTTAAATTTCAGACCAAAGGTACATGAGTTCAATAAGAAGGTACATGAACTTTCCAAAGGTAAACCCATCAATATTTACATTGGATATGATAGTAGACACACTACATTACCTGAAATTAATAAACATTCTATACTCACCAGTATTAAAAGGGGTCTAGGTAATGGTTGGTTTCATGACCAAGTCAGATGGGAACCTGAGATTAAGTTTCTTGACAAATCTAAAATTCCCGAGTATAATAGAGAGTATGCAAATCAATCTACTGAGTTTACATATAGTAGATTTCTAATTCCTTACCTAGAAAACTATGAAGGGTTTAGTATATTCTTAGATGATGATTTCATCTTTGAGAAAAGTATACTACCAATGTTCTATTATCTAAATCCTGATGATGCAGTTGCATGTGTAAAGTATCCACATTACGAACATGATACAACTAAATTTGATGGAGAAGTCAACATAGATTATCCATGTAAGTTGTGGTCAAGTCTAATGGTGTTTAATAATGGACATGAAGATTGCAAGAAACTAACACCCGAAGTTGTTAACACTTGGACTGGAAAACAGTTACATCAGTTTGAGTGGACAGATAAGATTAGTGAGATACCTCAAAAATATGTCTTTGTAGAGGGTTATGATGACCCCAAAGAGAAGTGGGATTTTACTGCAATTCACTATACAAGAGGTGGCCCATGGGTAGAAGGTATGGATTTTAGTGGTATAAATAATTTGGAACACTATAATAAGTGGTTAAACAAACATAAGAACGAGGTAATTAATAATGAATAGTTTAGTATATACAGAAGAGAGTAAGTTAATAGTTGAAAAACCTAATGGGTTAAAGTATGAATTTGATAATGTTGATGCTCCTGATTTAGGATTTGAGTATGACATGATTGTCTATGATGACATAGAAGTTAAAGTTTTAAAGTGGGATGATAATAAGGGTGACTTCAATTCACAAGATAAGATACCATTAACAAACGAAGAGAAGGATGCAATTGAAACTTACATTGCAAACTCTGAACCACCTATTGGATGGAACCTGAACAATCAATATCTACGACAAATAAATGAAATTTGTCATCAATATGTTGATGATTGTTCTGAAAAGTATGGTTTTCAAAATCATATAGAGTGTACATATGTAGGAAGAGAGGGGTCAGCACATCCTTACAGAAGTAATGCAAAACGTGTACTAGAATATGCAGATGCAGTATGGTGTATCTATGTACAGATTGCAGATGAAATTCAATCTACAAGAGAAGATTTATTAAAATCTATAGATGAATACCTTCAAGTTTTACCCGAAGCACAACAAGCTCCCGATTCTAGACAACAGTAAAAAGGTTTTCAGTGAAGATACATTATGTAACTGAACCATTCAAGTTATCAGAAATACCTTTAAAGGATGTTTATGTCTTTGATGATTTCTTATCTTCAGAAATGCATCGTGCAATAGATTCACATATATCTCGTTCAAGTATATGGTCTAAGACAAATCAAGTTAGAGGAGATAGTCCTACTGGGTTAGCACATCATAGTTTTTGGGGTGCAACATATTTTCGTGGAGTAGAAGGTGGAAGTAAGAAAGTAGTTGATAATGATATGAATCCAAGGGATAGTTATCTTGCACAATGGTTTAATAGAAAGATACAAACCGACTTTGGATTTCAGTGGGTCAGATTTCAATACATGGGACTGAATTCACAAACACAAGGTCTTCAAGGAACAACACATGCAGATTGTTCACCTGAAGATGAGTGGAATCTTTCATTTCTTTACTATACCAATAAATTTTGGAATAAGGAATGGGGTGGTTCATTGAGATTTTACGATGAAATGCAACAAGGAATTGATGGTAGAGATGAACATATTAAAAATCATCAAATTGGTGAAGTAGAGTTTAAACCCAACAGACTGTTAATGTTTGACGGAAGAATTCCACATGGTGCAGATGCACCTTCTCCTAAAGCAAGATATATGGATAGAAAATCCATTGTTCTTAGAGGAGACGAAATAAGATTAATAAAAGATACAAGTGAGTGGTTTCATGCCAACGATAGAATTTACAACATTTAATACAAAAACACTAGAGGACTTTAGGCCTGTTCTTGCTAAGAAACTTACACCTGAGTGGTGGAAAAAAACTAAAGTTAATGTTGATGTACGAGGACATAAAGTGCAAACTATACGTTCTTGTCCTGCTATGGATGATTGGTTAAAGAGTGGTTGGTTGTTAACTGCAAATAGAGACATACATGTAGATTTAGAGACTGGTTCTGATAGTACTTTTAAGACAAGAGCTCATAATGGGTATGGTTCTCCATCTCATCCTAATGTGCAGACTGCAAATGCATTTGAATACTTAGGAGATTCAGGCCCTGTTAAGGATGCATTCAAAATGAAGAATCCATGGAACATAATAACTCCAAAGGGGTATTCATGTTTTTACTTAGACCCATTCTTATTTCAAAATGAATACTTTGCAACATGGCAAGGTATAATAGATACTGATAACTTTAATAAAAATATTGATAATGCACAAATCATATTCTACCCTAAAGTAACTCACTCATTTACTATAACAAAGGGTACTCCTCTTTGTCAAGTAATACCATTCAAAAGGGAGACTTGGAATGCATCTTACATTGTACAGGACTCACAAACCTTTACAGAGAATAGGTCTATAGTTACCTCTCATCATGATAACGAGTTTCCTACTATGGACGAGATGGGTAGACATAAGGGTCTATCGGAAGAGGAAAGAAAGATAACTGGTAAGATGGGTGCATATAGAAAACAAGGATACTGGCAAGAGAAAGGTAAAAACTTTAAACAAGATAATCCACCACCTGAATGTCCTATGCATGTAGTCAGTGAAGACACACCTGAAATTCAATTAGAACTTCCAATAGGAGACAATAATGGCAGTTAGATTACTATTTCCTACCTTTATATTTGAAGTAGATTTACTTAATGATGATTTACATCCTAATGATGGACTCACTAAAGAGTACCTAAATCTATTAAAAGATACTATGGATGGAATGAGACAAAGAGACCCCGAAGGACGAAGAATATCTAATGCATATACTGGGTGGCAATCTAACGATGGTTGTGAAACAAATCCAATATTTGCACAACTACATAAAAAGATATCACGAGTCTTTCAGAGAGAGGTTATTCCATTTCATGGTTTGGACTCATCAAATGCAGTCATGCAAATGGGTAATATGTGGGCAAACATAAACGATTTTAGTGCATGGAACAAACCACATTTACATAATGGGTGTTGGTATAGTGGTGCATTCTATATCCATGCAGATGGAGACGAAGGTTCTTTAGATATTATAGATAAAGACTGTAAGGTCGTATCAGACTTTCCACATTCAACTAGAACACCTACATCTTATAGTATTCAACCTACGTCAGGAAAGTTAGTGTTGTTCCCTAGTGGTACTATGCATATGGTAGAACCTAACATGACAAACAAAGAACGTTATTCAGTTGCATTTAATATTGAAATGAGATATCAGACTAATGAAGGTAGATTTCCAATAAATGAAGATACTTACAATGGGGATGAATTTAAATTTGAAATAGACCCTAATGGAGACCCCATACTGAAGTAGATATCCTAAATAGATATATGGATATCATAGTAAACCCAGCAATTCTTTGGAACGTCATCATAACTGTAATAGTTTTGCCGATTGGATTCCTTGTTCGTTCAATCTTAACAGAACAGAATAGACTAAACATTCTTGTCAATAGAACTAGAGAAGAGATAGCTAGAGACTATGTTACTAGAGACCAAATAGAAAAAGACTTCGAAAGAATCATGGATACTATAACACGTATTGATGAGAAACTAGACAGACTTCAAACAAAGACATACTTCCAAGACTAAAAACGTATAAATAGTATTACAAAAGGAATACTATTATGGCACAACCGAATTCAAAAGACACATTTAAGCAATACATTAAGAGGGCTCTTGGAGCTCCAGTCTTGGAAATCAATGTTGATGATGACCAAATGGACGATAGAGTCGATGAAGCACTTCAATATTTTCGTGAATACCACTATGATGGTAGTGTAAAAACTTATCTAAAACATCAACTTACTGAAGAAGAACTTACTGCATGGAAAACAAACGAAACCCATAATGCCGCAACAACTGGAACTCAGAATATTGCAAACCAAACTTATGGAGAAGGTCAGAACTATATCACACTTCCCGAACATGTCCTTTCAGTTATAAACCTATTCCCATTCTCAAGTGGTGTCAAATCTAATATGTTTGATTTACAATATCAACTTAGACTAAATGACCTTTGGGATTTAACATCTACAAGTATCTTATACTACTCACAAGTGCAGTCTCATCTTACAATGATGAACAACATGTTGGTGGGTCAGATACCAATACGTTTCAATATGCATAGTAATAGACTATACATAGATTACAATGCAGATAAACTAACAGCAGGTGAGTTCATTATCATCGAATGTTACAGAAAGTTAGACCCAACAGATATGACTGATATCTATAACGATATGTGGTTGAAGAAATATGCAACTGCAAAAGTTAAATATCAATGGGGTGAGAACCTTTCTAAATTTCAAGGTATTCAGTTGCCTGGCGGAGTTACACTTGATGCACAACAAATAAAACAAGAAGCACAAGAAGAGATTCAAAGACTAGAAGAAGAATCAAGATTGAACTTTGAAATGCCTGTCATGGATATGATTGGTTAATACGGACATAAATTATGCCTACAAATGTATTTTTTAACCATGCAGTAAACACTGAACAACACCTCTATGAGGACTTAGTTGTTGAATCGTTAAGAATGTATGGACATGAAACATTCTACCTACCGAGAGAAATTGTAGAGGAAGATACAATTCTTGGAGAAGATGTGCAATCATCTTTCGGTGATGCATATTCTGTAGAGATGTACTTAGAAAATACGGAAGCATTTGAAGGAGAGGGAGACCTCATGTCTAAGTTTGGTGTCCAAGTAAGAGACCAAGCAACCTTTGTTCTTTCTTTAAGAACATGGGAAAGATTTATATCACTAGACTCTAACCTTGCAACATCACTAAGACCTAATGAAGGAGACCTAATCTACTTCCCTCTTAGTGGTTCAATGTTTGAAATTAAATTCGTAGAACATGAGAATCCATTCTATCAAGTTGGAAAACTATTCGTGTTCAAAATGCAGTGTGAACTCTTTGAATACAGTGGAGAAGATTTCGATACTGGAATGGCTGCAGACTTCATAGAAAACGAACAAGCATACACAATCGAGATGACTATGGCAAGTGGTGGAAGTGGAAGTTATACAGTTGGTGAAGTAATCAATTACAACTCTGCATCTGCTGGAGAGGTCATTGGTTGGGTAGAATCAACACGAACACTTACTATTAAAGATAACACTAGAACACTTGCAATCGGTGATACCTTAGTCGGTGTGTCATCAACTGCATCATATGTCATCGAAACAATTGTAGATGTCTTGACATTTGCAAACGATGGTAATGCACAAAACAAAGACTTTGAAGATAAAGCAGATGGATACTTAGACTTCTCAGAAACCAATCCTTTCGGTGAGGTCTCATAATGTTTGGAACATATTTTTATAATGAAACGATTAAGAGAGCAGTCTCTATCTTTGGAACATGTTTTAATAACATTACAGTTAAGAAAGTAAAAGCAGACGGAACTGTTCTAACCGAACAAAAGGTTCCAATATCATACGGCCCAAAACAGAAATTCCTAGAAAGACTAGCAGAAGATGCTGACCTAAACGATGGTATGAGAAGTGCAATCAGTCTACCAAGACTTGCATTTGAATTAAATGGTTTTAATTACGACCCACAAAGACAACAAAATAAACTAATTAGAAATACAAGAACAACAGTTGAAGCAGATGATATCGGAAAGAGAGGGTATCAATATCAACCAGCACCTTATGACTTGAACTTTACACTAAGTGTTCTTGCAAAGAACATGAATGATGCATTACAAATCGTAGAACAGATATTACCATATTTCCAACCCGAGTATACAGTCACTATGAAAATGATTGATACTATGACTGATTACAGAGATGTACCGATAGTATTGAATTCAGTTGCAATGAATGACACTTATGAGGGTGGATTTGAAGAAAGACGTGTAATAGAATATACACTAGAGTTCACAATGAAGTTATACATGTTCGGCCCTGTTTATACTGGTGAAGTTATCAGAAATGTTATTGAAAGAGATTACATTGGTGATGGTAATGATGCATTTACAAGTACAGAAATAGATGCAGCTGGTCTAGTCAAAGAGGTCAAACACTATGAACCTGCGTTCTCAGCAGTTTCAAATGCAGTTTCAGGTTCCACAACAGTGACCTTTCCTACTGCAATAAATAGTTCTATAAGTGCAAATGATGAGGTATTCGGAACAAACCTATCAACTAATCCGACTGTCTCAAGTATTGCAGAAGATAAACAATCAATAGTAGTGTCTAGTGCAGTTACTATAGATGCAAACACTACACTTAAATTTGTAGGTTCTGTAGATGCAAACGATACATTTGTAATTGCAGAAACTGTAAGTTTTTATGATGACGGAGCTGGTTCTACATTTACTGAAGACAAGGTCACCGATGCGAGTTAACTATGAAAGACAATATAGACGATAAGTTAAACGACTTATTAGATATCGATACAGAAATCAAAACAGTAAGTTCCAATGTAGTAAAGGTCACTCCTCGTTCAGAGAGTATTGAGAGTGACTATAAGTATGCACGTGAGAACCTCTACAACCTCGTAGAGAGGGGTCAGGATGCAATTGAAGGAATACTCGAACTATCTAAAGAAACCGAACACCCGAGGGCATACGAGGTCGCAGGACAGCTTATAAAGACTGTCGGTGAGACTGCAGAGAAACTACTTGATGTGCAGAAAAAGATTAAAGATTTAGAAAAAGATGACGAAAGGAAAATAGGTACACAACACAATCACCTATATGTGGGGTCTACTTCAGAACTACAAAAGTTCCTAAAGAAAGAGAAACAAAAAGAATAGAGTATGGTTGCAAAAATTAATGATGGTTATCTTGGTAATAATCTTGTAAAACGTGCTGGTGTAGAAACCAAGTATACGGATGAGGAATTACAAGAGTACATAAAATGTTCTAATAACCCTGTTCATTTTATAGAATCATATTGTTCCATTATATCATTAGATGAAGGTCTTGTCAAATTTAAACTTCGTGGATATCAACAAAATCTAATAGAACACTATGATGATAATCGTTTCAATGTAGTTCTTGCATCACGTCAGAGTGGTAAGTCAATCACATCATGTGCATATCTATTATGGTATCTACTATTCAATCCCGAGGTTACTGTAGCAGTTCTTGCTAACAAAGGTGTAATTGCAAGGGAAATGATATCCCGTATTGTTACCATGTTAGAGAGTGTTCCATTCTTCTTACAACCAGGCGTCAAGATTCTAAACAAAGGTAATATCGAGTTTGGAAATGATAGTAAAGTAGTTGCAGCTGCAACATCTTCGAGTTCTATTCGTGGATTGTCTATAAACCTCTTGTATCTTGATGAGTTTGCGTTCGTAGAAAATGCAGAAGAGTTCTAT